TAAGCCTCCATAATCATTGAGTTCAGCATCTGGTAACTAACTCCCCACAGGGTATATGCCGGGGTGAACCCGAATGCTTTGTTTGCCAGCTCAACGATCCTGAAGGGGTTGTTCAGTTTTGATTCCAGCTCTCCAGATTCTTTTGCAGGGCTATCATCTCCGCTGCTCCCGGGCCCACCTTCATCACTTCGGTGGTAGAGTCGATAAAAGCCAGAGTCCCCATCCTAAACAGCACAGCATTGAGCAGCAGGTGCAGATCTTTCCACCTGCAGTTCTCCTTCAGGAATTCAGGCATGTACCGTGGGTATTCGCTCTTTTTGTTATGGATCCCTATGCAGACAACCCGGATGATCAGATCACCGTACTTCTCAAAGATCTCAGGCGCACTTTCATCGAAGTCCCGGTCCCCGCTTACCGATATCTTCTCCATATCTTCCTTTTTGATCTTGCTGAGCAGGGGCGTAATCCGGAAGACTGTGCCCACCTTCAGCGGTGTGATCCGTATCTTATCAATGGTCACCCCCTCGGGAAGCATCGAGCTGTCTGTGGCTTCAAAAGGCACTTCAAAAGGCAGATCGGTAATTGATTCTGCTTGTAGATCCAGGATCTTCTGCAACTCGTCCACCATTTTTGTTTAAAATATAAAAGGGCACAGTGATATGATCACCGTACCCTGTGAGCTAAGAGAATGGAAAAAGACTATTCCGGTTCATTTACCATCTCGCGGATGAACGGAGTATTTTTCACGCCGTCATCTGTGATAGCCGCCTGGATATACACCCTTACGAGCAAAAGATCCGCCTCCTGCTTACCCGGTGCCTGGCTGAGCCTGGCCACGATCTTACCATTCACGATGGTATATTCGAACATCTTCCCTGCAACAGCTTTTGAGGTGATCTTGATACTCTTGATGATCTCCGGGATAGCTATCGGGGCCTCCCATTTATCCGATGTAGCATCACCGCCTGCCAGAAGCTCCATGGTCGCTGCCACGGGGGAGATAAGGGCGAACTCGACATAGTCGGTGTCCTCTTTTACACTCCCCACATAAACAGGATCATCCTGCTCCTCGGCTTCGATGCGGAAGTCAGTCGGCTCGGAGAAGTTGAACACAACAGTACCCCGCGCAATAGGATCCGTGAGAGCCGTAAATGTGGTCGGGGGGATCCCATCGCCATAGGTGCCGTATTCAATCTTTGAAACTCCTAATGCAATATCTGCCATAATTTCTATTTATTTATTGTTAATTCGTATCGTATTGTAAAGCAGTCAAACCCCTCACGCACATCCTCCAGCATTGCTGCGAAAGACTGATCGATGACACAGTATCCATCCGGGGATGCTGAGGCAATCGCACTGTAAACCAGAGTCCGGATAGCTTTTATTCTCGTGCGGTTTATCATCCCCCCTTTTGGCCTTGGAACATAAATGTTCACGTTCACCTGTGGGATATTCACCACCTCTGCAAAGTCACAACCGTTCGAGCGTACAGTGACATGCTCGCCGGCCTGGTCCCTTTCAGGGCGCCCTTTGATCACCGTGACGCCAATATTTTTTATGGCGTTATAGATGATATCCTCTGCATCGAAATTGTCAGTCATCGAGCACCTCTTTAAGCATCTGTTTCAGCATCCTTTTGGCTTTCGACTCGGATGAAGAGATCACGTCTTTGTTCTCCATGTTCTCGACATGCACCGCGTAGTCCATCCCTGCCACACCTATCAGGACAAGTCCTTTGTTGTGGGTCAGCGCCAGAGAGCTTGCAAGGCGTTTTGCCTCACCCACCCCTGTTTTTTGATCCGTACCCACGCCGGCAGGCTGGAAGTCTCCGAATATAGTTTGGCCATCCCTGGCAATCACATATCCAATGGAGGACCGCAGGTTACCGGTGTCATTGTTATAATTGCCCGTCTCGCGGGCCCTCGTAACAAAGTATTCACCGGTCTGTTGAAGTGCCATGATCATCTTCTGCTCAGCCCTGTCGCCGAACCTGTCGATCCAGCGTTTGACCTGTGCCTGGGTGAATATGGGTCTTAGTCCAGCCATATCTCCGAGTATGTTTGATACTCCCACCAGTAGATAATCGTGTATGTCACACCATCAACAGCCAGTGTCTCAGCGCCATCTATCTTATCAGCCTTGGTAAAGAACTTACCCATGATATCGGTGTACTCACCGTTGGGTTTTTTCACTCTCGCCACTCCTTCCGAAGGTTCAATCCGTCCCTTTATCTCCGTGGTGGTGGTGCTTTCAGAAGCATACTCCCCATCGGTTACCGTAGTGACAACCGCTGTCACCGTGGCCGTATGAGGATATCTTACCACCATTTCTTCAGCGCTGTACTTTTTCCGATTGCCACCTTGCTTGCATTGGCTGCCTCGCCGTTGTTCTCGTACAGTGACCTGGCCATACTCAGCAGGTATCCCCTGGGATATTTCAAAGAGAATTTCCCTTCAGAAAAGTCAGGTGATGCCACAATTGCCATGTACAAATCAGCCGCGCACAGCTCGGCGTCAGCCTTTACATCAAGGGTATAACTGGCCGTCCCTGTTACGGAACGGTCAGTCAGTACCTTTGTGAGGTAGTCCTCGGACACATCCGAAAGACCGGGGAAGGATTGTATCGCTTCAGAGATCGTCATGCTTTACATTCTTATAACCAGTTGGTATCATCAACCCTCAACAGGTAGATCGAGTCCACGTCATCGAAGGTCGGGAAAGCGTTGGCCTGTGCCTTGGTGAACTCAGCAAAGGGCTCCAGCTCGCTCCACTTGGAGAGATACACATGATCTCTTTTGTAGGAAACAACTTTTTTCTTCACCGATTCGGCGTTCTCCTCAGCAATAGGTCCATGCTTCACACTGCCCACCCTCTGAGAGGTCAAAAAGGCCACATAGCCATTATTCCAGGGTGTTACTGAGCTCAGTGTATGTTCTGCATTCTCAAGCCTCACAGCAGAATCCACAATCATAATGGAAGGCAGCCTGTGATTGACAAGAAATGCGTTCACTTCCTGAAGCATCAGGAACTGCTTTGTCTCGCCCGAATAACCACGGAAAGCAGCATAAGTCTCCTTGGCCTCATCAGTTGAGATCAGGTCTTCGAAGTCATCCGCATCCATGATAATTTTCTGGATGATATGACCATTATCCTTGGCATCTGCCACCTTAGCGCGAATATCCGCCAGCGGTGTCGCCGAGCCGGAAGTTGACCATATGGTCCCCACAGCAGTCTTGTTGCCTTCTGGAACGCCAAAATCAACATCCGTCTCAGTGATGATACCATTGTTATTGGTGGCATCCAGGGCCAGACTGCCATACGAGAGGGCCTGCAGGCAGAGAAACTCTGTCCGCGCCATCACGCCTGTATAGCAGAAGTCCACATCACCGAAGATCAGATCCAGGAGAGCCGATTTATTGGCATCACCCATTGAGCGGGCCTTCATGTTCAGATAGTCATTGTAATCTTTCTCATCCATCCGTCTTTTGATGGCTATCTTAGGGATATCCCCGGACCGTTTGGTGATCGTCCGGCGGGTTTTCAGGGGCGCGCTTGCGTTGTACTCAACCACATCGGCCATCACCGGGTTCCCTGCACTTCCTGCAAGGGATTCCCAGGTCAGCTGGGTGGTGAATTGCAAGCTGAAGAATTTGTTCCAGAACATTCTCTTGTACCATGCCTCGCGGGCGCGGTTCACAAAAGCTGTCAGGCTCTTCTTATCAAGTTCTTTCAAAAGTGTTCTTTCCATGATTTCTGATTTTTAATTATTATTTGAAAAGGACATGAGGTAAGAGAGCCTTGATGTTCGCGTCCACATAGTATGGCATCAGCGCCTCAATGACGATTCCGCTAACCATAATTCCACATCCCATGTTCGCCACATCGGACGACAGGTCAACAGAGTTCGTAGCAATCCCGGAGGGAGTGTACAGCGGATCCTTACGGGAGATATTCGCTCCACCGGTGAACGTGTCGCTTGCCGTTGTCAGGGTCGAACCGTCCTGATTGCCATCCCAGTCAACTCCCGTGCATACAACAGAAGAGAAGTCAATCCCCTCCTCGACGGCCAGGGCGCGTATTGCAGCCTGGATCTCCGCAACGTTGTTTTTCGATGCTGTTGATTTGGCTAGCGAGACAGTCAGCGTCCCACCGGTATACGCAACAGCAAGAGCATCACTCCCATTCTGTGCAATGGTCAGGATGATCCCGTTTTTCTGCTCGGGATTATCATCCAGCGGGAAGGAGACAGTCAGGTAATCATCTGCTGTGTCCTCTACGGTTGCCTCACAGGCATTGCCGGTCCCATCCGTATCTTCGGTCTCCACCTGGTACAGGATCGTTCCTGTATCAGAAATGGTGAGCTCTCCTGAAGTGAACCCCAGCGTGTCATAATCAGTCTCCTCGGTGATTTCATCAATCTCCAGGGCGACATTGCCGTCCGAGATGATATCATCCACCTTCAGCTCATGATCGGGGTAGATTCGTGGAGCGGAAGCACTCCCGCCGTCGTAGATCTTCGCGGTCTTCACCAGGTGGTAAAGGCCGTTACTATCAACGCCGAGCAGTGCGCCCTCCAGCAGGGTATCGGTATCGGATTTGAAGTCATCAGGCTCCACCGTACCGCCACCCGGAAGATCTGCGAGCATCTTCTCGATGCACAATGATCTTTCAGTATCAGTATCTGAATTAACGTACATTTTCGTGTTTTTTTAGTTTGAATTACTTCGCGCTTTCCTCTTTGGGAAACTTCTCGTCCAGGTACTCGCTCATCTCTGCATTGGTAGCCACTCCTGTCTGCTTTCCCTCGCCCTCATTCACAGATTCATTGATATGCTCCTGTTTGAGTTCGAGGTACTCCTCTTCAAGGGCTTTGACCTGATCCTCAAGCGATGTTTCATCATCCACATCAACCCTTTTAAGCCACTTGTCTTTGAGCTTATCGGGTATCTTCGAGGCTTTCAGGAGCTCCTTTGCCTGGCTGAGCTTGCTGGTTTTCTCCCTTTCTTTCTCCATCTTAGAGAGCTTCTCATCGTAAGTGTCCAGCTTCTCCGTAAGGGCTTTCGCCCATGCGGGTACATCATCCGTCTCCTTCTTTGGATCGGGCTTCTTTTTTTCTGGCTCTTCGATGGGCTTGCCGTCCCTGAGGTTGTACTTCTTCTCGTACTTCTTCACCGCTGTATCAACAGCCTCGGTAGTCCGGCGGTCGGTCTCTGATTGGAGTAGAGTAGCAAATGTTACCCCGCTGAGTGCGGTCTCTATCTGATCCTCCTGTGCGACAGTCTTGGCGAGTTTATCCGCCTGCCTGTCAAGGATTGCCTCCTCAACCCCATTGAACTTGGTTTTGAGTGCGGCCAATAATTTTTCCTTCATAAGCGCTTTGTGATAAAATATAAGTGCGCTTAGAGGTTTTTACTTAAAGATATTTCCGTTCGGGGGAGGGCTATGTGAGGACCATATTTTTATGCCTTTATTCTCACAATCTTTTTCCCATGCATTAAGAAATTCAGCAACAGTATGTGTTTTTTTGAAAGATTCCCATCCCTTTTGTTTTGTACGATACATCTCATATACAATTTGATCTTTTACAATTACTTCACCCTCTGTTACGCTATGTCGAAAAATAACAGCAGCAGATAAATGACCTGCTTTATTATGAGAATCAATAACATTCTGTAATGCAAGTTTTTGGCCATAAGGCAAAGACTTATCCCCATATTTACCCTCAAAATACAAAAACGAATTCCCGTTATAATCTAAGAACATATCTATATCAGTAGGATACATGTCATTTTGACGTAGTAACCCATTAAAACAAAGTTTTTGTCCAAAATGAATCAAATTCTTTATGAGATTCTCTTCAGACATTGTCCGTATTGGTTAAATTCACTTACGAAATCGCTGATATTGTTTCCGATATAAAGAAATACCTGACCTTGTAACGGCGATCCAGACGGATCCCCTTTCATGTCAATAAACTTAATCCTGCCTTTAACAAAACACACCACATCACTTATCTGCATCATGCCCTGAAGCCACACTGTTTCCGTAGCATTGTTCACCAGCACAATAGCCTGCTGATACTGTTCTCTTTTCTCTATTACCGCCTCTGCAAACTGTCTTATCAAAGGCTGTGCATACGGAGGGTTCAGCCATACATTGCCATGCCAGTCTTTATCCAGCCCGTTGGTTTCTTTGGTGTAGAAAATATCTGCTTTGATGTGCTGGTTTGCTATTTCAGAAGAGGCCGGGTCGGTGTCAATAGTCCCCATCACCCTGCGAGCAGATTCGATATACTGCTCCGGAGTGTACCATTCGTTCTCACCTGAGTTGTTTGAAACATGGGGGTGTTTGATTTCCTGATAAGCGGATGTAATTGATTTCTTTCCCTCCCGTAATTCCTGTTTGATTTCTTCAGGAGCCTCTTTGAGAAGAACCTGTCCCATCCCCACCTTTCCGGTGCTCATGCCTAAATCGGAGGCAATCTGACGCCGGGTGTTGTGGCCATCTTTGTCATTAAATGACAAATTTGGCTTAAACGTGCCATCATCCTTGCGTTCCCTTCCTTCGGATATCTTTCCAACCCCAATAGATTTAAGTATTCTCCTCTTTGTCTCGTACAGCTCAATGCGGATGAAGTCCGGGAGGTTACGGCGGCCAAGCTGATTATCTATTATCCATGCTTTAACCTCCTCCCTGCTTTGAAAATCCACTTCAGTTGTCTCATAAGGCAACCCGTGTTTTTCGGAAATGACTAACCTGTTATGTCCATCCAGCAGAACATCATTCCAAACCACCAAAGGATCCCGAATGCCATCACGTAAAATGTTTTCTTCAAGTTGGTTGAATTCCTGCTCTGTTAAAGGCGGAATAAGTTCCTTAAATTCTGTATCGGTTCTCATACTCAATAAAGAACCCCGCACTTTCAGAGGATAGGGCCCTTACTCATGCGGGGATCTTATTAAAAATTCGTTATCTGAGTCCCTATCACTCAACCTAAAATATAAGTTGGTGAAAAGGTTTTTACTTACCATCCTTCAGGGTGAAGTTCTCCTCGAGCCAGTAGGGTGAGTGCTTCCACCCCCTGAACTGCTTTGAGTGCGCCTCCACGTACCGCTGTGCTCTCCCTGGAATGGTTTTAAGAGGCTGCACAGGCATCTGATCAGTCTTCAGGTACTCAACAAACTGCTTACGTTTCATCAGGATGGGGACGGCAAAACAGAAACATGAAGGGTGCCATGTGCTGAAAATGAATGACTTAGGATACTTCCCCTTCAGTGAGTCGCATATCTCACACGCAACAGCGTTCGCCGATCGCTTAACCTCATAGCCTGTTATGAATTCCATCTGCTGCCACCGTGCCTGATCACTGAGCCGGTAGGCCATGTTCGTCTCCGTGCGCGTCATGCGTAATGCGTTCTTATATGAGGAGCGGTACACACCCTGCCCGGGGTGGTAGTCGAGCATGGGTTTACTGAGTTTCAGCTTGCCTGTCTCGGGATCACGGATCCTGCGGAAGCGTTTATCCGGGTTATTGAGCAGTGAGCGCACGTCCTGGCTCATCTTCGCTGCGCTTCGTCCTTCAGCGATGCCGCTTTGCAGGTAATACTCAATGTTCTTTTTTGTCTGCTCACAGATGTTCCACACCCTCTGCGACAGGTTCATATCACCCCCCCTGCGGCTTTGGAACGCTTGTAGCGCATCCAGGTTGCGGGCGAACAGTCCTTCCCGGACTGTCTCGCTGATGGGAAGCCCTTTGATGAACTCTTCGACAAGGATATCTGTTTTCTTGGATGCCATATCCCATGCCTGACTGCTTTGCATGAGCATATACTCCCGGAGCTTTTTCTGGAGTGATATCAGCTTGCCCTCCAGCTGTGCCTCAATGGCCCTGTTACGGTGCCAGAGGCTGCCTGTTTTGACAGCTTTGTACTTCTTAAGGATGGGAGAGGTTTCAGCAATAAACTCATTGAATATGCGGCTCAGGCCGTTCTCCTGGGCGCGCAACATACGCGTGAATTCCTCTTCCCACTCTG